TGTCGGTGTCTTCCTTAACCATTTCACTAAACACTTCATTGAATTTAGATTCCCAATATTCAGCTAAATCAGCGTCCATACCAAATCGATAACCAGCCGCAGTTGCACCATACTCGAGAATTTCTGAATAATCATCGGTTACAGCATTAGTATCACTATCACCGGAAAGGTCGGCAAGGTAACCATAAAATTCAAGATTCATCTCGAAAGCAGTATCATCATTACTGCCATGGTCAGGCAATTTATAAAGCCAAATATAACCCTGACTTATAACATAATATTTTGGTATACCATCAGCAGTAGTATTGGTATAATCATTATCGTCTTTGGCTTCAAGGTTAGGCTTAAATGTCTTAGTTAAATCTATTCGATAACCTGCTGAATCTATCAATTCAAATGAGATATCTGCTTTGAATTTCCGAACTGTACCGCCTTCTACCTCTGTCCAGTCAGTGTCTCCGGCTACTGGTAAAGAGTATTTACCAACACCATCGGTTGTATCTTGCGTTACCTCCTGCTTGAGAAACGTAAAGTTATATCGCCTGCAAAGTTTACGCAGAGCATCATTTATAAACTGGTCAGTCTTTGCATCGGTCAGGTCATCACTATGATAACCAGAAGGCCAATTGGCCTGCACTCTGGTTCTTATCTCGCTTAGCGTAGCCATTTTTTGCCCTCCCAATTTAATATGGTTCCCACAATATAATTCCTGTCTGTTAAATTAATCCACCAACCTACTGGGATAGATATTTGCTTAGAGTCAAATTCATCAACACCGGGTAAATCGCATCTCGAATCAGCAAAGATTGTGTGAAGGTCATTTCTGGAGTGCACCTTCGATACCGTTATTCCGGCGTTCTTCATATGTTCAACAAAACCGGCCCTGTTATCTACCCTCATAGTATAAAGCCAATAGTTGCTTCGGCGGTCGTCAGTGTACCTAAGAAGTTTAACTGTATCAAGTGTGCCGAACATATCATTATAGGCCGACGCATTATGACGTGTCTGCCATATGAGATTGCCGGTATCCTTAAGATTCTCTATTCCAATAGTTGCAGCAATATCATTCATTTGATATTTGTAACCATATTCGGAAATATCAGCTTCGCAGCGAAGGTCGTAACCCTTTGCGTCCCTGTCAATACCAAACCACCGCAGTAATTTAGCTTTTTGATAATCTTCATCGCTCAGGCAGGCCAAAGCACCACCATCGCCTGTAGTTAAGAATTTTATTGCCTGAAAAGAAAAACAGGTATAATCAGCCAGACAACCTATACGTTTATCGTGATACCTTGAATCAAAGGCTTGACAAGCATCCTCTATTAACTTGATACCATGTTCAGTTGCAATGGCGGATAAATCAGCAAGCTCGCATGGGTATCCGCCCCAGTCCATACATATAATCGCTTTAGTCTTTTTTGTAATCTTTCTCTTTACATCTTCAGGGTCAATATTGCCCGTCCACGGGTCAATATCCGCCCAGACTACCTTCGCTCCCATCGCTAAAACAGGTTCGTTTGTCGCTGAGCAGGTCATAGGCGTTGATATTACTTCATCGCCGTAACTAACACCAGCTAATCTCAAAGCAATATGTATAGCCGCCGTGCCGCTATTCAAAGCCACAACTTTTTCATTATCAAACCACAAACCAAGTAATCGTTCAAAGGTTTCCGTTTTCGGACCTTGACCAATATAACCACTCATCAAAGTTTCCTTTAACGGCTCCATCACAGAAGACGACATATGAACCTTGAATAACGGTATTGCATTACCACCGCCGGACAATAACTCCGTAACTGAATTTTCTGGTTGAGTCTTCAATATTTTAACCTCATTGTATTAAGTATTGTATCAAATATTTCCTTACCTTTATGCCCAAGCCTGTCAGTAACACATTCATAATATCTTGCCATTGACAACTGCTGTGAAGTCTCTAAATCAAAATCACACTTAATCAGTAACCGCATCCATCGTTCGTCAATGTTATACCTAACAAACATTGTTGCCAATTTACAAATATTCCTTAATTGTTTTTCTGTATGCCTGTCAAAAGCAATGCCGGGAATGGCATTGTTCGTATCACCGCTACAATCAGTATTAAGGCGAATATTGTTCTCAATACAATATTTTTCCATTTTGGTGCCCGGATAAATCATTAACGGATAAACAGAGCAAATACTACCTGCCCCTATTCTCTGCATAGCCATAATTGTTTCAATTGCATCTTCAACAGGGTCAGGTATAGGAAGTCCGACAATTGCCTGAAGATTTACACGATACCCAAAAGAAGTCAATCGGTCATAAGCAGCTTTCATACGACTTTCATTATCCCATTGCCGGTTAAAAAGTCTTAAGGATTCCGGCCTGATAGCCTGAATACCCATCCCTACTGCACTTACGTGCGGCAAAAACGCTTCAAGAACCTTGTCTGAAACCTTTAGGGCAGAAAAAGAAGTCGTGGATATATACATAGGTAAAGTAGTATCTTTGTTTTCTCCGTAAGGGTCAACAATCGTACCGGAAAAACTCTTTTCCCATTCTTTGATAAAATCCAGCAACCACTCTTCATTACTGATAAAGATATCATCGTCCACCCACTCTATTTCATGGGTATCATATCGTGCTATCAATCTTGCCTCTTCCATTACTTCGGGCAAAGGACGATGCTCCAAAAAATAATCTCTATGAATTTTATGGCTAAATATATTCGATATATGACCAGATGAAGAGCTACAGTAAGAACAATTCCATGGACAGCCAAGCATTGAAAGCAGAAACTTGCGATACCGCTTGCCTACCCTTGGTATATCCCCGTAATACTGACTACGTGCTGGCCTTGGCATGTCAGAAGGGTTAGTCGGTATAGTCTTTATTAAACCAACCTCCCCGTCAAGTATTCTGCCGATAGAACCACGAACCGGCCCTACAACCATCGTATCTATACCGTCAACTATTCTCTGGTCGGAAAGAACATGATGGCCACCGAAAACCGTATTTACATTTGGCATGGCCCTTTTAAGAGTTTTAGCTAAATTAAGAGCGGCAGGGAAAAAAGTGGTTAATGGTGAAAACATCAGAAAATCAGGCTTCCAGTCCCTTATTCGCAGCCAGTTACCTTCATCGCCCTCAAAAAAGCGTATGTCCTGATTATATTTTAATAACTCACCACCCACAAAAGAAAGACCGTAGCTTTCTTCATTGCCAAATGTGATAAGAGCACTTTTCATCTCTTCTCCTTCCACGCTTTATAGTACTTAATTATCGCATCGTAAACCTTCTGCGGGTCTAACATATCCATACATTTAGCGGCATCCTTTGTTTTATTACCACGTGGGCAGCAGAAACTGTACATCAATTTATGACAGGGATAGCAACTGCAATCCTTAGAGGCTAATGGCGTGCAATTCTCCCAGTATTTTGTCAGATTCTCTTCTGATGAATGGGAAAGAAAAACTATCTTCGGCGTATCAAAACAGGAAGCGGCATTAAGAACGCCAGTCTCGGGACCAATTACAAGGTCGCAGTATTTCGTTGCAATTAACGACTGACGAATAGTCCAACCGCCCGACCGACAACTTGTGTTTGGAATGTCCCACTCTATCATTTTGCATAAATGGTCGCCAACAGTTATGATTACTATATCATCGTACTTCTTATTTAATTCACCTGCTATATACGGAGACCATGGATAAACTTTATGAAAACTCGAGCCGGAAAGCGGCCATAATATCCAGAACTTATCCTTCAAAGCATTCCTTAAACATTTAGCAAGGCTTTCTTCCATTTTTGTGAAGAACAACTCCGGCTTTGCGCCTTTTATCTGAGGATAACCAGCCGCAGCCATTGTAGCGTCTATGTAATTCACATTGCATTTTTTTTGCCTTTTGGCATATGACCACTTAAACTCAGGCCTGCCCTCAGTTACAAGGAGTGTACCCTCTACTGACTGAGAAAGATTTATCACCTTGTCAAAACTTTCACTTATCGTTTCCCAATAATTTCCTAAGTCAAGGTTAGGAATGGCCTCCCTGTCCTGTATAAGAAATTCGTCTATATTAGGATTATTACGCAACACCTGTGCCGAATAAGGAGTGCAGTTATAAACGACATAATAACCTTCCTTTTTCAACTGTTTTATTACAGGAGTGGCCCAGATAGCATCCCCAATAGCCCCGTACCGAACGACCAGACACTCCTTCTTATGTTTCTTTTGACGAGGAAAGGAGATTTTCCCCTCACCATTACTACTTGACCACGGCCCCAAAATCAAATCAAGCGGCTTTTTCAGAAAACCATACCTTTTTTGAACAACCAAAAGCCATGAAAACTCATTAGATTCGTTATGCCGAGACGCTGCTATTTTCTTGGCATTGCCAAAACCCTTTAGGATTTTCCAGACATCCTGCCAGTAAAGGTCTTTCTTATTTTCAGCATTAGACCCAGCCGTGCCGACTCGGGGATAAAAGTCAGGGTCAGGCCCGTAAAGAATAAGATAACCACCGGGCTTTATCTTCCTCCACCACGACTCAAGAACGGCGTCAGTAGCTATAAATTTTTCAAGAACATGAGAACTGAAAATGTAATCAAAGTAATTATCACTGAATATTCTTAATGGGTCGTTAGCGGTAAGGTCAAGAACCAAATCAACTGCCGGGGTTTTCTTAAAATCTATCCCTATCGCTTCAGGCTTTACTTTCTCATTGCCACAGCCTAAGTCCAGACCTTCACCTGAAAGATAACTGATTATCCGATGCCGGCATTTGCTCATCTCTCCTCTTGCATCTGTTTTTTCATTTGCTAAATACATTACAACTCCTTTTTTCATGTTTACTTTCGTTTTTTCTTTCCAACAACGTCGGCTTTCCATCCAGCCTTACTATCTCACCACGCCTTATTACTGTTTTTGCTTTACCCTCTTCATATTTAAGTATTTTGTAGTAATCACTATTTTCCCACTTAGCCTTAAAAAAAGACTGGTCTTTCGCCATTTGCTTTTCGAGCCACGATGGTACCTTATTGTTCTTGTCAATTTTTGCCTGCAACTGTTCGTGAGCAGAATTACCCTTTTGATGTATTCCCCGAGCCATTCCACTCATCCAAACTCCCCATCCTTTACTTCGGGCAGTTAAAGTATAATCACTGTCAGAACAGACAAAACCGAAATTCTCATCAAGTAAACCTATATCCCACATACATTCCTTGCGAATCATACAACAGGCAATATCGCCCCACCACGCAGGATAATCATTGAGAAAATATGATAAATGAGCAATCGTAACCGTACCTGCAGGGATGCAGTCTAATCCTCCGGCCTGAACGAAAGATGGTCTATCGTAAAGGCGCTGGAGACAGACTGCAACCCCACATTCCGGTATCTTTTCAAGAGTCATCTTTAATTGCTCTATTGCATCGCAATCAAGGTACATGTCTTGGTCTAATATAACGATATAATCCCATTCATTTGGCCGGGCCAGATATTTTTTTAAGCCCCGATTGACTGTAACGGTATAACCACTTGATAATCTACTATCATTCTCGATATGAATATCAAGCTGGTCATAAATCGTCTGAGCCTTAAGGTGCTTCAAGCATCTTTTCAGCCTCTTACGCTTTTTGTAATATGGAATTATTATCGGAATTATCAAGAAAACATCTCCTGATATTGAACCACGATAACACAATCACCAGTTGCTGTAGCAGCAACCTGCTGAAAAGTTACCGAACTTGTACTTTCAATCACTGTTTCTGTAACAGTCCCATCTACTAACTGGCCGAGTGTGGCTGTAGTCATTATAATTTGACCAATAGAACCATCATCGGCGTAAATATTTATCGTCGTAGTGGCCTCATCGTATGCAACAGTGTTACAATATGCTTTTGCAGCAATTATCTTAGCCCTCGTAAAGAGTGCCAAATGACCCATTTCAGCCCCTGTATCATTGTTAGTCAAAATCGGAGTTACGCAGGACACAATATTATTGGCTCCATATTGGTCGTCATCATACATAATACAAACTCCTTTTCTTTTTTAGACATTAGGGTTGAAATGAATTATTTTCGGCTGGCCATCCGTACTCAAATCCCAAACCTTCGTAAATCCGAGCAACGCATACCACGCCACACCTTTCGACCTGCCGTAATCGGTAGGAACCTTCGCCCGCAACTCTTCAGGAACGGCAACGGCTTCCATAACAGCGTCAGCACCAAAGAAAATCGCCTCACCTTCGAGTCCACTTGACCCTGCTGTGTTAGAAAGGTAATTATTTTCTTCGATGAATCTCACGCCACCATACCGTCCAACCTCACCAGAAAACAGTCTTTCAGGGTCGCCGTATTTGCTGGCGTCAAGCCATTCACTACTACTTCGCAGAGACCTGATAGCATTGGCAGCAGCTATGGAAATATAATTCTCGCCGTCGTATCTTGCTACGTTGTTTATTTTAAGCTCGGCAACAATCTCCTGAACGTGATAGCCAGTAAGACCTACGGCTCCAACTTCTGTAGCTGTGCCGTCGGCGCAAGTTGAGAAATTGCCGCTTATCGTGCTAATTGCATCGTATTTAAGCTCGCAGCGGTCGAAATAACCTGCAACTTCTTTATCCAGAACCGACGCCATGTCATCCCGCAAAACACGGGTTACCGCATTGTCAATGTCAAACTCAGCTAACGCCTCCAGCTTGCCGGTGTACGGAATACTATTACCATACTCGGTTACTACTATTGTTCCCCTTTCCATAGTAAATGCGTGTTCCGGTATCGTGTCCGTTTCAACCAGAGTCCCGCCAGCCGTGTTGATATTGGAAAATTTGTCAAAGTAAATAGTGTCGTTCTTGTTCTTACCAAGAGCTTCTCTTACCTGAACAAATTGTCTGAATTTCATTAGCGGCTGAGCCGCAAAGCGCAACTGACGTGATAACTTGGCATTGCCCAAATAACCACCAAGCGAATCAGTTACCCACAACTGTTGAGTATCAGCCATGATTTTCTATCCTTTCCGGGGTCTATGCAAGACCCCTTGCTTTTCTTGATTGTGCTTTTCTTTCAGCGATATAATCACTGTACGATTGTCCTTCACTATTTGGTTTTTTCGGAGTAGTCGAACCGGCAGAACTAAGCCCGCCCATAGCAGCAGCTTCAGCCTTCTTTTTTTCAAGCTCCTTCTTGGTTGCTTCAGCACCTTTAGTCCGCTCAGCCTCGATAAAGTCTTTAGTCATTTTAACTGCATCAGCCATGCGAGACTTTAACGGCTTGCGTTTATCGGTACTGTTCAGGAGATGAAAACCGACTAATTCCTCGTAAGGTCTTAATTCGGGATTTTCCTGCCTGAACTCATTAGTTAGCCTCTCAATAGTTAGCTTCCTCTCAAGTTGTCCAATTTGCCTGTTAATTTCGGCCTTACTGACATATTCCTCAGAATCGTCCTCAGTGAAACCCTCAGGGTTAGTCTCAGGACCCTTGTGGACTTCGTTCCAGTTGACGTGAGGAGAGATGGTATCGAGAAGCTGCTCGGTTTCTGTAACCTTGGCCTTTACTTGGTCATATTCACCCTGCAGAGATTTGTATTTAGTTTCCCAATCTTCTGCGGGCGACTCAGGTGTTTCGGGCACTTCTTCAGTACCGGTCTGGTTCTCAACGTCCGGCGCTTCGACCTGCTGAGATTCAGTATTTACTTCCTCGGTCTGATTTTTTTCTTCTTCTGCCATTTTTCTTACTCCTTTTACCTGTTCAGCTAAACGGTCTTGCCCGTAAAAACCGAACGATTATTTAACCTATTTTTTTTCATCAGCCGGACGGCGGTCTTACCCGACGAAACCGGCAGACGATGTACACTGTTATTTTTTCTTCTCCGCTACGGCTTTCGCAGCTTCCTGACCCAGAGTAATAATACCATCAACAAACCCAAATAAGCCGTCTATAGCATTTATCGACTGCTGAAGACGAACAAAATCATTGTACTCTGTTACAGTCAGCATCTTTTTAACTAAAGCCGTTCGTCTTTTATCAAAAGCAGGCTTGATTATCTCTGACCAACCGGGAGTTTCCGTCATCGACTTGACTTTACGGCCATGCTCAAAGTCAAACTGCTTTTCCTCAAATTCTTCTTTAGATAATTCTGGCATTTAACCAATCCCTTCTCTTGCAGCACGGTTTCTTTTTCTTGCCCGATTACCAGCCTCACCTAAATCCGGCTCCTTACCGGGAAAACCAACCTGACGAACCTGAAACTGGTAACTATTACCCTCTTGCATTATATTATTGAGCTTAACTACAGCAATTAACTTGAATGTATCACCCACATCCGCACCAACAAAAGGAAGGGCCTGCCTGCTTATCGTTAATTCAGGGTATCCTGCCTCACCCAAATCAAATAAGGTATCCATTATTATTTACCTCGCTTTTTTGTCTTTTTAACCGTCTTTCGTTTCCGAGTAGGCTTCCAGCCATGCTCAATTCCACGCAAAAGATTTAATTGGGATTTAGCCTTTTTCTTGGTAGTCTTCTTGGCTGTAGTTTTACCACCCCAAGTTACCCTGTAACCATCTGTTTTTGTTATTTTCCCGGGCATTTTATTTCCCTTTCGGTTTCCTGTCCATCAATCGGCTTGTATCTATAACCTCTTCTTTGCCGAGCCGATTGAAATCCCATACCTTTCTGAGCCGATAAGCCTGACGAGCCTGAGCTATCTTCTCTTTACGCTTAACTTCACGCCCAATTACTTCTTTTTTTTCACTATTCATTTTTTGGTATACCCTTTCCTCAATACCCCCTTCGGGTCGTTCCTGCGCTGTGAAGGTTTGGCGCCGGGAATATCGCACGAACCCTTCGATTTTGCCGGAACCTGCCCTGCTTTACGTAACTGAGACTGCCGATTAGTCGTTGCTCCTCGGTTATACTTGCGGTCAGCAGCAGCATCAGTTACCTGCAAACAGCCCTTATCCCTGACTGTCGGTGGTCTAATCTTCTTTATCTGCGGCGAAGTCGGCTTTACCGAACCACCATAACTCGGATTTGCCTGAGTTTCAAACTTATTTGTTATTCGTTTTGCCATGATTAAACTCCTTATCTATTATTTCTTTACACTAACCCCGCAAGAGCAGCATGAGCATCCCTGCGGCCCTGCTCTTCTGCCATCGCTATCTGTTCAGGACTTACCATCATCTGCCCTTCCGGCTGGCCTGCTTGCTGCTCAGCCTCTTCCGGCTCAATATAAACATCAGACAGATTATATATCCCCAAAAGCCTTTGCCACAAATCACCTATATCCGTTCGTGGTTTAAGGTCTGGAGACTTTAACGCCATTACGAGTATTTGGGAAATCTGCTGTATCTGCTTCTGTTGCATTAGTATTAACGAAAGTCCGTCAACGTTTATTTGATATTTGTCTTTTCGGTCTTCAAAATCGCTGAATTGAACCATAAGGTCATAACTCATTTCAAGTAATGGCTTGAGCGAGTTTTCCTCTAAGTCCCTCGCAATAATATCAAACAAACCCTGCGATTCACTCGTTTTTATCTCGACTTCGCCAAGCGTCTTTGCCTTCTTGCCGGGCATACCCATAAGAAATTCAGTTACCGCTGTACCCTCCTGCATTTCACGACTGAGAACGTCAAGACCATAAACTGCATCTTTTGCTACATTAGTCGTCATTACCTCCTGCAAAACCGGAGTATCTACAGTTTTAGCAATAGTCTTGCCGGGCCAGATAGTTAAAATCGCCTTTGGGTTCTGCAATGAAGTCGGATTGTATTCAAACATCTTATTAACACTAAAATTAAGATTGTCCATAAACAAATTTAGTATGTTATTAAAAGCATATTGCAGCTTTGCCATTGGTTCAACCAAACTAATACCTGCAAAACCACGGTGCGGATAGGTTAGGGGAACCGTCAAAATATACGGCGGCTTCTTATGGTTGTACCCATTCTCCTGATTCCTAATAAGATATTTATCGTTCGCTAACATCATAAGCCGGTTCTCTTCTATATCCTTGCCGTCTTTGGATATTACCGAACCCCAAAACTCCCAGATACCTACCCTCTTGTCCACATGCGAATACTGACCCACCCCCATACTCTTACGCCGCTGATGGTCTTGCTCAAGCTTGGTAAAGTCCTCTTCTATCTTATCAACCTCTGCAGTATCAAATATCTCAGAACCGGCAGACTTATTGACATGGTCAACCATCGCCCTTAGCTCAGCTAAAGTCATCTCTTTATATTCAATAATATACTTGGGTGGCTTTTTCTGTGAAGGCTTATAGCTCGGTGCAATTCTCAGATTGAGGATAGGCACGTTCTCATAAGTCGTCGTATCATTCTCGTCGTCCCAAAGGACTTTCGGCACACCAAGACCTAAAAGAAACGCTGATTTAGCCATTTCAGAATATATATTAGTTAAATTGGACTTAGCCAGCCGCCTCTTGAATTTTCTTTCAACCTCAGATACTTCCTCACGCAGTTTATCAGCTTCAGATTCACTCAATTCTGGATTTTCGTCCATATTTAATTTGAATAATTTACGGGTTTGCAGTAAAGCCCTCTTAACCAGTGCCGCAGCCCGCTCAACCTGCATGAATATCTTTGGCGAAAAACATTTCGACTGCCACGACTGCTTCTTGGAATAATCCTGCTTGGACTGATAGAGTAACCACAACTCCTTCCACGCACTACGTCGCTCAATCGAAGCGTCCTCAGCTTCCTTGACGCACCTTAGAATATACTGTATAAGCCGCTGCTTTTCCTGACCCGCATCCTCTGCGGCAATCTGTTCTTTCTTTTTCTTTGCCATTTTACAAAACACTCTCAATAGTATAACTGTCAGCTATATTTGTTTGGTCTTCAAAGTAATAATCATCGTCCTCAGTTACTGCCAAATCAGGCAAATGCCGGTATGTCCATAACGCTATAACCAAGGCATCGCCACGATTAGGACTACGACCTAACCGCGACCTTATTTTGTCTTTCTTCTCCAATTCAATCTGACCTTTTGAATTGAGCTTATACGACTGACCCGCTAAATCCTCTATCAATATCTGGTCGTCCGGTATTGAAACCATATGGTCGGCAAACATTTCCTTAGCAGAAAACCACATCTCAGCTTTCAGGTTCCTGTACTTTTTCGGCTGACCGCTTTTCAATCGGCTGTCAGCAGCTAATACAGGAATATGCAATTCGGCAAGCCTGCTCTTTATACCCGAACCAATACCAATATTATCTATCCCAATCATCTCAGCATCAAGCTCTATCTTCTTACGTAATAGCCTGCCAGCCGTCTCCATCGGCTCTTTTTTACAGTAAAATTCACTGTCAATCACCTTGCCATTCTCAACTACATAAACAGCCGTTTCATCATTGCCAAACTCGGCTGGGTCGCAGCCCATGGCAATACGGGGCTGTAAATTTATCGGTGTAACGTCATTAACAGCAGCCATTATCAGTGAATATGGTATTACCCTGTCCTCAACATCAAGGTCCTCCCAGCTATTCATTACATAACGATTGTAATGGTGTGGAGACTCCTCTTTTAATCGCTCAAGGTCTTGAATCCAGTCCGCAGGAAGATTATTCTTATTGTCAAAAGTAACGGCTTCATATAACTCATAACCATTTCGCAGTTTGCCAAGCAATTTCGGCTGTTTCCACATCCGCCAAATCCAGTTATGACCGTTAGTATTGGCTATTATAACGCCCTGATGGGGCACATTAGGTCGGCGCAGTCTGCCTCGAAGCATCTCAAACTGCTCGGAAGTTTCAAATTCCTCGGCCTGCTCAATTAAAAAACCACCGAGATTGATATTCTGCAATACAGCCAACTCCGCACCATGCCGAAACATAACTACCGAACCATTATCAAACTTTACATCTTTGTTAGAACCTACAGTCTTGCCCGTCAATTCCTCAAAATCCCTGATAGTAGAATCCCGCAAGTCCGTAAACTCATTACGCACAATTAGCCATAGATTGTTGCTATAATTCTTACAATTAACTATAACCTTCATTAAACCCAGCATGGT